ATCATCATCTTCATCCTCGTAATCCTCATCCTCATCCTCGTCTGTCTCGCTTGACTGACTGTTTGTACCTTTAGTAGCAGCCATCAAGTCTTTGTACTCTTGCGAGTTTGCAAAAGCAGCATCCATGCTTGCTAATGCTTCGATTTGCCGAATCTGATCCTCCATCTCAGGGGTGATTTCACCCCCTGTGGATTGGCCTTCATCAACAAATCCTTCCGAATTGTCAATCATACGTATTTATTTTTTGTCAAATTTAACATATTTTTTCATATACTACTCTTGAGGCGCAACATTTTGTTGGTTTTGCATTGCCTCAAAGTTTAACTTAGCTTCTTCTCTACCTGTCTTAGCTCCTTCCTTCATAGCTATCTTCTCCATTTCTTGCTGGTGCATCATCTGTTGCTGAGCTACTTGCTGCTCTTGAGCCGCTTGTTGCTGTTGCATCATCTGGTCTTGCATATTAGCAGACTGCTGTAAGCCTTGTTCAACACCTTTTTGTTGAGCATCAGTAGCCATACTCTGAGCTTGTATCTTCAATCTACTATAGTTTCTTAATTCTCTAGCAATTAAATCTGGACTTGCTCTGTTAAACAAGTTAGAGAATATAGTTTGATCTATAAGGCCAGCTTGTAGTAAAGTAAATAGTAATTGATTTCCTGCGTTAACACCAGCCTCAGCAGATTCAGAACGCTTAATGAATATTCTATAATCTTGTAGTAAGTGGTCCTCAGTAATCTTAATGTTCTGTAATCCCTTATCTCCTACCATCATAGCAAGTTTTCTAGGATTGTCATGATATACAGCTTTACCTACAGTAGCCATGTGTTCGTATGCTTGTTTTAAGATAGATGTCAAGGCCCAATAGAAAGGCTCTTGTACTAGAGAACCTCTTTGTATCTGAGCTTCTACTACACCCACTAACATATCTCCACCACCTTGAGTACCTGTCATAGCCTCGTTAACTCCTGTTACATCTTGAATAGACTGTTGAATAACACTAACAGCCTGGAACATCTGTAAAGTACCTTGACCTATGTTTGTACCGTAAGTACCAATAGCATTCTGTACTGAACCTACTCTATCTGTATCTACGAAGATTGGTTTAGATGCATTAATGTTTCTTACTACATCAGCTTCACCATCTCTGTCATCTACAGCAGATTTAGATATAACAGTACCAGTACCCCTCATGTTCGACATCTGAGACTCTACTACTGATAATGTTCTGTTCAAGAATCTTTGAGGATCTATAACATCATCAAGAGGTGTAAGCACCTCTCCACGATCATATACCCACGTATAACATTTGTACGGAAATTTAACATTCGATGGATCATATAAATTTTTCTCTTGATAAGGTAGTATTCCATGCTCTAATAAAATATCTCCTTCTGCGCTTCCTAACTCTTCAGCAGGAATCATTATAGAATAACGTAAAACATCTACATAAATAGAATGTTTCTTCTTCTTACCTAATTCTTCTTTATGAGCTTCTGTTTGTGGCTCAATCAAATCTTTATCTGTATAGTTAGAATCTGGGTCGTTAATCATTGTATAGTATGGATAACCAAAATCATCCTTAACCCATCCATATTCTTTTTTCTCTACATCTTTCCAATATACTTCGTACACAGGAATCTTTCCTCCTGGCTGCATATAGATACCATTAACAATCTTATGCATGATGTTAGAACGATTGTTCTTACCGTACTCCTCAATAAGTAATCTTTCTTCTTGAGTTAGGTGTTCGTATCTTTCGTAAATACTTGGAGCATCCATATAATACCATTCTCCCATGTGTTCACAGTCTGATAAGTCTGGTTTAACAGCTGACATATCCCATAAGAAGAATAATGGATTTACAGATTTAGCATTGTAGTTATCGTTAGCCTCAAATCCTTTATAGATACCTAAACCACAAATAGCAAGATTACGAGTAATCTGTACTTTTAATTCATCAATATTAATCTCCGTAGCGATGTATTCAATAAGGTTGTTGATGTCTTGTTCATATTCCTCTACGAAAGTGTTGTAGAACAGCTCTTCTGTTGTTACAGGATCATCTGCTACAGGCGCGTTCTCCTGGATAATATCTTTAAAGAAAGGAAAATCATCTGCTATCTTTTGTAGCACACGTAATTTCTTAATCTCTTCTTCCCTTTTGTTTATCACGAAATCTGATATACATGTAGCTTTAGCATCAAAAGCCAAACGAATAGCGTTACCAATGTATTGTTGTACCATTGGCTTAATTACGTTCTTGGTCCACTTCAATCTGTTTCTGATATCTCCAGACTCATCTAAAAAGAAAGCTTCTACATCCTCATCAAATATCCATTGACCATCTTGACCTCTAAAGAATGACCAGTTAACAATACATTTGTTTATGAATTGTCTATAAAGGAAATTACTCATTGAAGATAATACATACTTAGCATAATCTCTGTGATATGTTTTATCTTTTACTCTAGTAAGTTTATTAGGTCTTACTCTATTTTGGCTGAACATGTAACTCATCGTAGTACATCATTTATTTTAACAAGGATCTCTTTCTTCGTTTTTCTATCTTTAACCTTAACTCCATAAGAAGTTTCTAGTCGCTTTACCATATCAGGAAGCTCCTCATGAATCTTTACCAATAGGTCAGTATATTTCTTTTTCTCATCTACTTCCATTGTGGCCAATTCACTAGCTCCAATCATCACCATCTCATTAAGTGTTTCAAACATGTATTCACTTAATAGCTTTGCTCTAAGTCTATACTCTGGATTAAACTCTTCCATCTTCTTAATGGCTTCTCTAATCTCTACAGGTATATCACCATCAATTAAAGCTCTTAGAGGTTTCTGTTGTTCGTATGTCTTGCCATACACAATCTCTAATGCTCTACTTAATCGCTCTCTCTTATCGCTCAACTTGTATAAAGGACTTGTTCTATTCCCTAATAACCAGCAGAGTCTTACTTCTTTTGCTTTAAGGTTCTTAAACTCATCTATCTGAGCTAATTCAGGATATTCTATTCTTAGATCTTCTCCTGACTCTAAACCAAAAAGTATAATTTCAGCTTCTTTTTGTGCCATACATTTAATAAAAAAGGGTAGAGAAATTAATCCCTACCCCACAAAGATAATAATTTTTCAATTATACAGCTGGACAACCTAAATAATCCGCTACAGGAGTGTAAGAACCATCCAATACAGATGTTAACTTAGTAACTGTTGCAGCAGTACCAGCACCAGCAGTATTTAAGTAAACAAGAGATGTAGCATTTCTGATTACACCTAATCCAGATACAGCATTGTGACGAATCACGCTTCTGTGTAGGATGATGTAACGGTTGTAAGTACCACTAACTAAAGTTGAGTTAGGAACATAACGTAAAATTTCAGTAGTAGTTCCAACTGGAGCAACCCATGCAGTAGCTTGAGTAATAACAGATAAAGCAGGAGCTTCAACAAACAACTGACCAGTCAAAGCAGAAACAGATGTGATACGAACTTTAGTACCTACAGCAGAAGCTGTGAAGTATGCAGATGGATCAGAGTTGATTCGAGCAATAAAAGCATCTCTCAATTCAGCTGTAGTAGGGTTAGTGTCAATAGAAACTGTGTAAGTACGTGGAATGTAAACCGCTCTAGTTTCTTGACCACCTCCGAAGAAGTTTTGAACGTAAGGAGCAGATACAGTCAAAGCAAAAATAGTTTGTCCAGCTAAACCTGGAGTCAATACTACAGCTGCTAATTCAACATCTACTACGTTAGGAGTTCCAGCTGTGTAAGCGTTGTAACGGAAACCTAACAAATCAGATGCTTTAAGAACAATTGCTGAAGCACCTGTTGCATCTTTGATTGTTAATGAACCATTGTCTAGCACAACGTCTGTTGCAGCTGTTGGTGTGTTCAAGATAGATAGTCCATCCAACTCTTGAACTCTTGGTAATTTGTAATTTACTGACATTTTAAAAAAATTTAGTCACTGATATTTCTATCTGTGTAGTTAATAATAAAACTTAACACTGTGTTAAATCTTGACAAAGATATAAAAAATTTTTAAAGTTGATTTTTTGGGAACAAAGATTAAGATTAAATTATAATTTATTATGATTTAATTTTATTTTTTGTTTATTTTTTTTTCTCTTTTTTTTCTTTTTAGATTATGTATAGAGTATATATATATAATATATATACGAATATATATAATCGTTTTTCTTTTTTGATTAATTCTTTTTTTGCTTCTTTTTTTCTTATTAAACTTTTTTCTTTGTTTTTCTTTTTTTTCTCTTTTAAGTTTTAAATCTAAAAAAGTGTTAAAATATTTTTTGGTTAGAAATTGTTTTATAACTTTGCTTCATTCAATTACGGTTTGACTGTTTCCGTAAGATGATTTTTTCATTATTTTTGGGAAAGAGAGTGAAGGTTAGTAGCTCTCTTTTTTTTACTAGAGTTCTTTGATTTAAAATATTGTTCCCGAAGTACAAGGGATCGTAGGTCAACCAAGGCGATGTGTAAGGACAGTTTACTTGCCAGCGCACACTCTAGTTACTGGATCGTAAGCCAGTCAAAGTTAGCAACTCTTTCGGGCATATTAAAAGTTGCACATAGTCGGGATGCGAAGTAGGGTAACGCAGCTATTATCAGGCGCTCCCTGTAAAGATATGAGCAGGGCGCTGGGGGTTCGAGTCCTCCCCCGACTACTAAAAACGCAGATGGAAACATCGAAGAGCATAATGCTAGCAGCTCATCAGGTTAAGCGTGTCCTGATGGCCAAGTAGCTTAGTGGTAAAGCCCGACCTTTTAAGTCGGAGAACACATAGTTCGATTCTATGTCTTGGAGCAAAAAATTTTATATGTATCAACTTATAACTGAACTTAACAAGTTCAACAATGTGGTCTTTACTGAAGAAGATCATTCCTATTACCTTGATGGTAGAAGATGTATATCAACAACTGAACTTATCGGAAGATATAAGAAGAAGTTTGAGACAAGCATCATGGCCCATAAAGTAGCTCAACGTGATGGTAGAACTAAGGATGATGTAATAGCTGAATGGGATGATAAGAGAATAACATCTCAGATTAAAGGTACAGAACTTCATAAATGCGCTGAGCTAATGTTCCAGAGTAAAGGATATAAACCTGATCCTATCGTAACAAATAAGCTATATAAAATGTTACAGGACTTTCATAAAGATTATAAGAATATATTAGCCTTAGTGAGGGCAGAGCTTGTAGTAGGGGATGATGAGTATGGTGTATGTGGAATGCTTGATAAATTATTCTATAACATGTTAGAAAATGAACTTCAAATATGGGATTATAAGACGAACAAAGAAATCAATATGAAGAGTAAGTATAAGGCTAAGATGATTAATGGTTTAAATCACTTAGAAGAGTGCGAATACAACACTTATTCACTACAATTAAGCATATACAAAAAAATAATTGAGAAAAACACTAGTTTAAAAATTGGAAAATCATATCTTTGTTGGATTAATGAAGAGAATGATTCCTACGAGATAATAGAAACGAAGTATTTTGATACGGAATCTACTCTAATGCTAAACAATAGAATAGATGAGTACAACTTCAGCTTATTCGAGTAATAAACTCAAGCAAGTAATAGATAATAAGACAGATCACTTTATTACTAAGTCATACGTGTTCGCTGCATTTGAACATGAAAGAAGAAAATCAGAGTATCACTTATACTGGTATAACGCTAAGAAAGGAATATATAATGACCTACATAGATACCAATGCTTATCTCATAAGCTATTAAATAAAAGAGAGATGAGGTATTTTCTAGATAATCTAAATCTATATTCTAAAGAAGTAAACTCTGATGATGGAATACTATGGGTGAATAAAGGTATAGGATTCGATAAGAGCAAGGTATTGATAGCTCAGTATGCTTTAGATATAAAATAAAAAAGCCTCCCGTAAGAGAGGCTTAATCGTTTATAGTTTATTTATTTATTTAGCTTCTAATGCTTCAACTTTAGCAGAAAGATCTTGGATAGCTTTAACAAGTACAGGAATTAATCTTCCGTATGATGCAAACATTTTATCTTCAGATATTGTTTCATTAACAAGTTTTAATTCATCCGATAAATTATATTTTTCTTGAAGAGCTTTTAAATCTTGAGCAATAAAACCTGAATCTTTATCTCCATGTTTTCCATTTTCATCTCTGTCATCCCATGTAAATGTAACAGGATTTAACTCTTTTACAAAATCAAGTCCAATAGGAAATTCTTGAATTTCTTTTTTATCTCTAGCATCAGATAAAAATGTAATTGTAGTTGCTTGACAAGCTAATGTTGTAGTAGAGCCATCTCCTAAAATAATTGTGTTACTTAATGTTGATACAGTATCATATCCATTTGTTCCAATAAGAACATTGTTTTGACCTGTGGTAATATGAAACCCATTATTTCCAATTCCTGCTCTATATCCAACAAATACATTTTTTTGACCTGTAGTTAATTGAGATCCAGCTTCTGAGCCTACAATAGTATTTTGCGCTCCTGTTGTAGCTAATACTCCTGCATTATACCCTACAAATGTTCCACTATTTGCTGTGGTAGAAGCTCCAGCTCCAGTACCAAGAGCAGAGCAATTAGATGCTGCTGATTGAAGAGATAAATTACCTACAGCTGTATTATTTACAGATGTCGCATTTTTTAATGCTCTTGTGCCAATAGCTAAAGAACCAGTTTGAGAATCCCCTGCTTCAAATCCTATAGCATAGGATTTTAAAGAAACAGACGATTCATTTGTTGACTTCAAAATTGTATCTCCATTAACATCGACTATTTGAACAAATCCATTATCTCCTGGTAAATTAGGACCTGTGTACCCCAGAGGTGCTATTACATTTACATTTAATTGACTCATTTTATTTTGTTTTTAAAGTTAATATTTCTAATTCTTTTGATAATTCTTGTATAGCTTTAACAAGAATAGGAATTAGTTTTCCGTAGCTTGCCTCTAACTTCTCTGGATTAGATTCATAAACTAATTTTAAAGTATCTTCTAGTTCAGCATCTTCTTGAGATTTTTTTAAATCTTGAGCAATAAAACCAAAATCTTTGATGTCATGTCTGCCATTCTCATCACGATCATCCCATACAAATTTAACTGGTTTTAATCCTTTAACAAAATCAAGACCTACAGGTAGTTCTTCTATTTCTTTTTTGTCTCTAGCATCAGACAATGAAGTGATAGAAGTTTGAGCGCATCTAAGAACTGTGTGCTGTGAATTACCTAATGTTATTTCATTATCTACATTAACACTAGAAGGATAAGCAAACCATCCACTTATTAAAATATTATTATTACCAGTTTGAAGATTTGAAGCACTTGCACTTTGACACCCAACAAAAACATTAAAATCACCAGAACTAAATCCAGCACCACTATTTGAGCCTAAAAAAGCATTACTATTACCACTTGTTATATCAGATCCAGCAGCAGATCCAAAAGCAGCACTTGTTGTAACCGATCCAGCATTAACAAGTGAATTATTTCCAACCGCAGTATTAAATGAATTAGTAGTTAGATTTCTTAATGAATTCCTTCCAATACCAACATTACCACCGCCAGGACTACTTAGTAATGCTTCATTTCCTATAGCTATATTATCGCTTCCATTAGCGTTTAAAGCAGCTGAAGTACCAATAGCTATATTTCTTTGACCTGTTGTAGCGGTATTTAAAGCATCTTTACCAATAGCTATATTGTTACCGCTAGGTATTTTTAATACAGTGTCTCCAGTAGTATCTACTACTTGTACAAAGTTACTATTACCTGGTAAATTAGGACCTGTATAACCCAATGGAGCTATTACGTTGGTGTTTAATTGACTCATTTTATTTTATTTTAATTATTAAACAATTGTTAAAGTTGTACCTACAGGTACTGTTATACTATATCCTACACAGATTGACAAAGGCCCTGTATATTCTAAGTTAGAGTTCTCAGGAAGTAATATATTCTCTCCTATACAACCAACAACTCTAAAGCCATTAGCCCATATACTAGTTCCTACTACTTCTCCTGTTCCTCCTTCGTTCACAGCTGCTATGATATTAGCAATATCTGTTACTATTAATTGTTCGTTTCTTTCAAGTACAGAACCACCTCGTCTGTAATGTGATAATTGTTCAATTGGCATTTTATTTATTTTTTAAAGTTAATATTTCTTTTTCTAAAGACTCCATTTTTACATTCATTTCTTGAATCGCTTTTACTAGGATAGGAACTAATTTTCCATAGCTAGCTTGTAATTTATCAGGATTAGCTTCATAAACTAATTTAAGATAATCAGCAACTCCTTCTTCTTCTTGAGCAGCTTTTAAATCTTGTGCTATAAATCCAAAATCTTTAATGTCATGTTTACCATCTTCGTTACGATCATCCCATACAAACTTAACAGGCTTTAATTTTTGTACAAAATCTAATCCAACAAGCAATTCTTCCACTTCTTTTTTGTCTCTTGCATCAGATAAAGATGTGATTGTAGTTTGTGCGCAGCTTAATATATTTACATTAGCATTCCCTAATATAAATTCATCAGAAGCTCCTGTTTGAGATACTTGAGCGCCATATCCAACACAAGTATTATTATCTCCAGTATTAATAAATCCACCAGTAGCCGAACCTAAACAAGTATTTCCAATTCCAGTTATTGTATTACCAGCTCCAGAGCCAGCTCCTAAAAAAGTATTATCACTTCCAGTTGTTACATTTATTCCAGCTGAATTACCTATAGCTGTATTTGATGCTCCAGTAGAACTTTGTAAAGCTTTATTACCTATTGCAACAATTGCAACAGTAGATGATGCGGCAGCAGTATCACCTATAGCAACGCTACCACTAGCTCCAGCTTGTAAAGCTTGAGTGCCTACAGCAACAGATTGAATTTTATTTCCTGTAGAATTTTGCATTGCTTGATGTCCAATAGCTATATTATTTGAAGCAGTTGTATTAGTTTGCAAAGCTGATGTTCCTATAGCTATATTTTTTGTTCCTGTGGTATTAGAATTTAAAGCATCTTTACCAATAGCCGCATTATTATTTCCAGGTATTTTTAATATAGTATCTCCAGTAGTATCTACTACTTGAACAAAGTTATTATCTCCTGGTAGAGTAGGCCCTGTATATCCTAATGGAGCTATTACGTTTACATCTAATTGACTCATAATTATTTATTTTTTAATTGTTTAACTTCTTCTGATAGTTCCTGAATAGCTTTAACTAGGATAGGTATAAGTTTACCATAGCTAGCCTCAAGTTTATCTGGATTCTCTTCGTAGACAAGTTTAAGAACTTCTGCTTTTTCAGCATCTTCTTGTGCTTTCTTTAAATCTTGTGCTATGAATCCGAAATCAGCTATATCACGCTTTCCATTCTCATCTCTATCGTTCCATGTAAATTCAACTGGTCTAAGAGTTTCTACAAACTCTAAACCTGTACTTAAATCTTTGATGTCTTTTTTATCACGCTCATCAGAAAGAGATGTGATAGTTGTTACAGCACAACGTAATGTAGTAATTGCTGAATTACCAAGAGTTACAGAATTATTTGAATTAACACCAGCAGTACACGCTTGATAACCAATAATAGTATTATTGATGCCAACAGTAAGAGGAACAACAGCTACACCTGATCCATGACCAACTAATGTATTATTACTCCCACTTGTAATACTTGCTCCTGATCCTGTTCCAATTGCAACATTACTATTCCCAGTAGTTCCATTTACAGAATCAAGTGATGCATTACCAACCGCTAAATTATTACCTGTATCACTAGCATTGGACAATGCTGATTCTCCAATTGCAATGCATCCACCACCTACGTTTGAAGTGATATTAAATCCAGCAGAACGACCTATTTTAATACATTGACCTACATCCGAACCATTATCTCCTCCTATTGCTAGTGAATATATTGATTGATTTACAGCTACAACAGTGTCTCCATTATTATCTACTACTTGAACAAAATTATTATTTCCTGTTAAAGGAGTTCCTGTATATCCTAAAGGTGCTATTACGTTTACATTTAATTGACTCATTTTATTTAATTTAAAATTTCTACAAATATACGATAAATTCTAATCTAATATTTTTAATACTTTGCCTGTTGTCTTATCAACTCTTGCCTTTTTCATTCTATAATTTGTCTCTTTATTCTGAATATAACGTACCTCCACATTAGCTACTCCACCATCTGTTTTTATATTCTCTGGCTCATATCTAGCATGAGCTATACTATTTATATACGCAAAGGTTATAGCGAAGATGCTGTCATCGTAATCGTATCTAGGATCAGCTGCCTGATACCTCGTCTGCCTGTGACTAGTAGTACTCTTTAAATCTTTCTCTACAAAAGTTTTTAATTGTTCCCAGAACCAAGGAATATCTATGTTATACATGTAAGCCTCTAATAACTCCTCCAACTTAGCGATAATCCTAGGTGCTGTATTAGCCTTGTTCGATATACCAAACCATTTCCCTCCATGCGTATGAAAATACTCTGGAAGCTGAGCGTTAGCAGTAAACTTACTCTTAAATCCATGTATCTCCTGAAAATCCACATGCATATCCCCTATGTTATTCTCCACAAGCTCTTTAACACCACCCCTTGCTATCTGATCGTAGTATAAACTCTGTAATAACACCTGTAGATACGTCTGTTTAAATTTCCTATCCCTATGGAATACCACAGAGGACACAGAATTAGTCAATGAATCCCATATAGCACTACACATCATGGAGTGTCCTGTCTCTGAGTTGATGGGGTCAGTACCTTGATACCACCTATTCTTCCATTTCTCCCCTGTTGGTGGGTGATGAATGATTACAGCTGAGGTAGATACATCTTCCCTAGAGCCTGTTGACACCCATTTAGCTCCTATAATCTTATATTCAGTCAATAAATCAGGTGTTGGCCTGCTAAAATCTAGTATAGGCTCAAAGAATCCGTAATCTAGTGGCTTATCCATACCATAAATGTCATTTAATCGCTGATTACAGGTGTGAATAGGTACTAAAGTACGTGATTTACGTAAAAACATGTCATCTATTGTAATAGGATAATGCTGATGGAACTGAACTTTGGCTACTTCGCCCTTCTTCGTTCCTTCTAGTGCCAAATAAGCCTTTCTCTCATTATTAATGTGAGCATCATTAACGCCTCGCCTTGCGTAAGCATTAAAGAATAGAGGTATAATACCATAGTCATAGTTTTTTTCTTTCCATTGTTTAAGACACATCTTAAATTCAGATTCAAATACAGAACCTCCCTTATCCATCTCTCCTCCTGTACCCCAGGCTAAGAACTGTTGCTGCATAGTCATCTTCTTAGTATCAGGATTGTACTTAAATAAGGCTGGCCTACCTTCCCTCATCATCTCACCAAATATCTCAAATAAACCAATCTCATCAATGAATACAGCTGATGGAGATCCACCATTGATAGCATCTACAGCTGGAGTATCTACCTGGAAGCGTGATGCACCACCATCTTCCCTACCTTTCTTGTCTCCTTTCTTATCGAATGACATCACCTGGTCAGTCCAGTTCTTAACCTCTTGAGCTATTACATCAGGTAGCTTAGTGTATGTCCACTTAACCTTATCCCTAAATATCTCAACACCCTTATCTTTAGAGTGAGTAACAAACTTAATGAAGTATGATTTGTTGAAGTTTACACGCTTCATTCCTGCTAGACACATAGTAGTGGTAAAACCAATCTGTCGGGCCTTACCAATCATGAGCGAATAACCACAGTCGAATAGGAATAGTAATACTTTCTGAGCATCCCAGGCTTGATATGAAAGCATACCATTCTCAGACCTATCTTCTTTGATATATCCGTACTTATTACAGAAGTATAAGGTATTATCCTTACATCGCTGTATCTCTCTTAGAAGCCACTCTATCTGGTCATCTTCTGTGTCGTAATCTAGTATGTCGGAATAATCCTGAAGCCATAGGTCTGCTTGCCTACAGTAGATTTCAAATGGCTCGTGATAAATCTTATTCTGCCATCCGCTATTAATTGAATCTATCCAATTAACAAATGATTGTGGATAATCAAATTCAGCATGTGAAGGTTTCCATTCTTCTGTGCGAATTTCGAGTACCTCTTTATTTTTTTTACTCATGTCACAAATTTAGTAAATATTAGTGACAAAAGAAAAGCCCACCTTATTTAGTGGGCTTAGGCTTATGACTATCTCATCACAAGGGGGCGTATTAATATCCCTTATCTCTGGTTGTAGCATCAAATTGCTTATCTGCTATCTTATCAGAAGGATAATAACCTTTATCAGACTTCTTCTTATTTTTCTTCATTCCTTTAGCTTTTTCGTAAGCTTTTTGAACTAGCTTAGGATCTATGCCTGACGTTTTGTTAAGCATTATAATTAATCGTATTTGAATTTTTCTTGTCTGCTTCTACCTCTACTTCTTTCAAACTGAGTTAGTTTTTTCTTTAATCCACCTGGTTGAGTAAGTTCTTTAACTTCTCTGGTATTAGCTTCTTTTCTAGCTGGACTTTCAACCCATTTTCCACCTGGTCCACCGCCACCATATTTAGGATCATTAGAACTGCCTTGAACATCTCCTTTTATATATGGATCATTCCATTTAGCTTGCTCTTTATTTCTTTTTTCTTTAGCTGCTTGAATAGGAGCTGGTTTAGTAGTTTTAGCAGAAGCAGGAACATTGGGATTAAATCCTGGTCTTGATGCTTTAACTTTATTCTCATTAATTATATTAAAACCTTTTTTAATAGACTCACTAGTTTCTTTAGACTTATATTCCATCCCTTGCTTAGGAGTCATCCCTTTTTTAATAACTCTAGTTTTATATCCATCATCAGATGGTTTAGAGCTTTTTGCTTTATTCAAAGCCTTACCGATTAAATTTTTTAAATTTGCCATTTTATTTTATTTTACTTTTTAATTTTTCAATTCTTTTTTCAATTCTATTTTCTCTTTTTATAGATGCATTTGAAGGATTAATTTTTGTGTCCTTAACTTTTCTAGAAACAACATCTCCTTGCATATTGTATTTTTCTTTTTCTACACGTTTTCCTCCTCCAGGCATGTTGTAAACTTCTTTTACTTTTTTACCTCCTCTAGATTCAATACGTTTTCCTTGAACTTCTTTACCGTCAAACTCAGAAGAAACAGTAGATACATTTCTGCCTGTAGCTTTGTTATAAGCATTAGCTACTAATTCTTTTAATTTTTTAGGCTTATCCATTACTTTTTCTTTTTAAATTTAGACATAAACTTTTCTTTCATTTCCATCTTCTTAGACTCACCTTTCTCGTGTTTAGTTTTGTCTTTTTTAGAAGAGTACTTTTCTTCAGCTTCAGATCCCATGTATTCTGACATCATAGCTTTTTTTAACGCATTTCCTTTTTTCATTAGTCGCAGTATTTTTTATCTTTAGTATTCTTATATTGTAACTTAAAAGTTACCTTCGATGTGGCAGCTTCATCATTCAAAGTAGGAGCAGCAGCAGGTCTCCCCTCTACTCTTCCTTTATCTACGTAGCTTCCATTCTTATCTGGATTAGAAGCCCAATACTTATCTTTCATAATCAATTTTTGTCAAAGATATAAAAAAATTATCTACCAAAGGTAAAGAAGTTTACAGCAACATCATAAGCCTGGTGTAACAGCTGAATGTGATGTTCCTCCTTCTCCTTATCATTAAATACAATTCTAACAGTAACCTGCTTCTTAACGAAGAGATACATCTCTACTACGCCACACATTTCTTCTATCTGTGCATTTATTCTCATA